AAAATGCAAGTAGTGGATACGGTGCTCAAAATGCAAGTAGTGGAAACTATGCTCAAAATGCAAGTAGTGGATACGGTGCTCAAAATGCAAGTAGTGGAAACTATGCTCAAAATGCAAGTAGTGGAAACGGTGCTCAAAATGCAAGTAGTGGAAACTATGCTCAAAATGCAAGTAGTGGAGACTATGCTCAAAATATTATTACTGGTAAGAACTCAATATGCTTTGATTGTGGATACAAAGGAATGATAAAAGCAATAAAAGGTACATGGATTTCACTTGCAGAATACGGAAAAGATAAAGAGGGTAACACTATACCGATATATGCAAAATCAGCACAAATAGGAAATAAAGAATATAAAGACCATAACGGAAAAATACTTAAATCTAATACATATTACATGTTATGGAAGAAAGAGTTTTATGCAGTAGACAATTACGATGGAATTTGGACAATTAAATTATCAGAACATAAAAGAGATAATATAAAAATAATTAAAGCAGTAGATATAGACACTTTACTAGATGATGAAATAAAAGAGATATACATTGCTAAAGAAAGAAAACTGTCAGCACATGGTTATACATTAAGAGAAGCAATAGAAGATTTAACCTTAAAAAAACTAGATAAAGTAAATACTAATGAAATAGTATCAAAAATAAAAGAAACAGGAAAAGTGACAAGAAGCCAGTACAGAGCAATAACAGGAGCTTGCTCATTTGGAACAAATAAATTTTGCGAAGAACATAATATACAAGACTTGGAAGAAATAGAACTAACAGAATTAAGGAAAATACTTATAAATGACTATGGAGCAGAAAAGTTTTGGAAAATGATAGGAGAGTGAAACACAAATGAAACCAAAGAAATATGAGATAGTAAATTATATAGCAATGGGAGACAAGACATTAAATGAAATAAAAAGAGATTTTAAAGCACAAACAATAATAACAGCAATACTAGTAATATTAGCGTTAATAATATGCTTTAAAGCATGGGACACAGCAGTAAAATATGAAGCATTAAAGAAAGATAAACAAGCATTAGAAGATATAACAGAAACACAAAGCAGTATGATAGCAGATTTAGAAGAAAATTGCAAGGACTTGTTTATAAAATTAGATGCAGAGGTAGAAAAATGAACGAAGAAGAAATAAAGGAAGCATATAAGAAAAATGAATTAGACGACATTAAATGGCTAGGCTTTGATAATCCAAAACAGACGTTACTAACGTATAATATAATTGCTTGGCTTGAGAAAAAAGAATATTACTTGTAAAAATTATAGGCAATAAATGTATTAGAAAAATAGTCACTTACAAGGGATTGGAAACAAGCAGATATAGTATAGATGCAAATTACAATGAAAACTTAGAACATAAAAACGGAAAAATAAAAATTATAGATTTTGAAATTGTATAGAAGAATTGAAAGAAGATAGAGATAAATTTAAAAAAGCATTAGGAAGAAGAACAACATATTGTAATGAATTAGAAAAAGATTTATTTGAGAATAGTAGTAATTATGTTATTAAAAAACAAAAAGTAAAAGACAAGATAGAAGAATTAGAAAAAGAAATTGTGGAAAAACAAGAAAATTGTTGTGATTTTACTTTAATACACGAACACGAAATAGACACTATTGCAATTATAAAAGTTTTACAAGAACTATTAGAAAGTGAGGAATAAACAAGAGTGGAAAATAGTATAGAAGAATTAGAGCAGAAGCTAGAAGAATTATATCGAACACAGCAAGCTAGATTAGATGTAGGAGCTGATGATTTAGATATAAGAGAAGAAATAGCAGAAGTAGAAGAGAAAATTAAAGAGTCAAAAGAAATGGAATTAATAGAATTATTTGGAGGAATTGGAGCATGCACTAAAGCTCTCAAAAATATAGGAATGAATGTTGATGTAGTTGACTATGTTGAAATTGATAAATATGCTGTAAAGAGTTACAATGCAATAAATGGCACAAATTTTGAACCTCAAGATATTAGAGAGTGGGATAAAGATATAAATGTAGATTTAATTATGCACGGTAGTCCTTGTCAAGACTATTCAATTTCAGGGTTACAGATGGGTGGAGATGAAGGGTCAGGAACACGCTCTAGTCTTATGTATGAAAGTATCAGAATAATAAATAAGTTAAAGCCTAAATATGTAGTTTGGGAAAATGTTAAAAATTTGTTAAGTAAAAAGCATAAACATAATTTTGACAACTATATCAACAAGTTAAATGAATTAGGTTATAATTCTTATTATCAAGTGCTTAATGCAAAAGATTATGGGATACCACAAAATAGAGAAAGAGTATATACAATCAGCATAAGAAAAGACATAGATAATGGTAATTTTAAATTTCCAGAAAAAGAAGAGTTAAAATTAAGGCTTAAAGATATATTAGAAGATGAAGTTGATAAAAAATATTATTTATTAGAATGTAATTTAAAATTAAAAGAAAATTTACCAGTAATTAAAGAACAAACAAACTGTATTCAAATAGGAACATTAGATATAAAAGGTATAGACCAAATTAAAAGAGTTTATAGCCCAGATGGAATAAGTCCAACTTTGACTACTATGAATGGAGAACCCAAAATTGAAGAAAATCAAGAAACAATTACTGCAACGAATTTTAATCCTAGAATAAGAAAACTTACTCCATTAGAATGTTGGAGGTTAATGGGTTTTGATGATGAGGATTTTTATAACGCACAAAGTACAGGAAATAGCAATAGCCAACTTTATAAACAAGCTCGGAAACTCAATTGTAGTAAGGGTTTTAGAAAAAATATTTTTAAATTTATTTAATTAGGAGGTGTTTAAAGTGAAAGGAAATAGTATAGAAGAAGATATAACATTAATAGAAAAAAGTTTATGCGATAAAGATACAATAATACAATATCATTATTGGGTAGGAACAGATTTTTTAAATGCAGTAGAAAGAATAGTTGCAGACTATAAAAGAGTGTTAAAAGAAAATGAAGAATTAAAAGTAGTAAAATCTGCAATACAAACATTGCAAATAAATTCGATAGAAGATGAAAAATATATTGTAATATCAAAGAGTAGTTTTTTAGATGGAAGTTACAAACACTTATTAGATGATTATATTCCAATTAAAAAAGTAAAAGACAAGATAGAAGAGTTGAAGAAAAATCTACATACAGTTGAACACTACGAAACTGTAGGTGCAATACATGTTTTACAAGAATTATTAGAAAAGGAGAAATAATATGAGTGAGATTGTAGAAGTTATAGAAAGACTAAATATTGAAGCAATAACACAACAAAGAGATTATTATAAAGCACGATACAATGAATTTAATGAAGCATTTATAGAAAATGGAAGAAAATTAACGAAATAAGCCATGTGAATAGGAGGTAACAAATGAAAATAGACTTTGAAAAACATAGAATTACTGTTGATGGGAAAAGAATTAATTTAACAAAAACGGAAAACAAGATTTTACAGCTATTGTATGAAAATAAAGATAAAGTAGTAAAGTATGACGAAATATCGGAAAAAGTTTACGAGGTACCATTAGATAAATATATTTCAAACAATTTAAAAAAACAAATATGTATATTAAAAAGAAAAATAAGTGAGTATATTACAATTCAAAATATAACTGGAACAGGTTACTTAATAGAGAATGACGGAATAGCCGAGGACATAGAAGAAGAAAAAAGCAATGATTCATTTTCTTTTAGCAATATAGAAAATATTTTGCCATTCTAGGAGGCTAATATGAATTATAGAGAAACAATTAGAAAAGGAACGAAGACCTTTAAAGATAAAGAGATATTTTTATATGGTCGTATAAGAGAAAGGCACAAGGCAGTAGCATATTGTGTATTACATAAATGTTATTTAGAACCTAGAGATATAAAGGAAAAGCAATGTAATAAGAAAAATTGCAAATATAAAGAGGAGGTATAGCAAAGGAGTAAAGGAGAAGTATCAGAAGAAAGAATAAAGAAAAGGGAAGAACAAAAGAAGAAAGAACAACTAGTGAAATCTGGAGAAAATCAAATATTAGAAGAATTTAAAAATAATTTGCCAGAATATATGGAGTGCAGATTACAAGCATTAACACAAGAAATTAGTTCAAGAGAAGAAGTAAGTGGATTAAGCTGTATTGAAATAAACGAATTAATAAGACCACACAGTTTAATTGGAGGAAAAGTAAAGTACACGGCAGAACAAATGCAAATAGTGTTTGATTATTATAGAGAGGCATTGGTAAAAATTAATCAAAAATTTAAATACCCACCAACTAAAGAAAATTTCTGTGCATTTGCTGGCATATCAACTGTTACATATAATCAATATTTAATTTCTCCAGATGAAGCCAAACAAGAAGTAATGCTAATGATAGATGACTACATAAGAGAGAATATGCTAACATCAGCACAGTTAGGAGAAACCAAGGAAATAACAACAATATTTAGAGGAAAGACAGCACATGGGTTAGTAGAAGCTTCAGCTCCAATAGTTATAGAACATAAAAGTGAAACAGATATATCAAAAATAAATTCAATGATAGAAGCCATAAAGGCTGGAAAAAGTTTAAAGACAATAGAATTAAGTAAAAAAAATTATAAAGTAGAGGGAGAGTAAAATAAATGGAAATATATACCATAAGAGATTTTGATTAAGAAAACAGTTGGAAAAAGATTTTGACTGGAAAAAGATTTCATATCAGAAAATTTTGACATGGCACTGGAAAAAGATTTTAGGTTGAGTTTTTTTGAAGGTGCCTGCAAAAGATTTTGACTTAAATATTATTGCCAAAATAGCAACAATACAGGAGCGAAAGGCGAAATATTTTACAAGATTTTACAAATATAAAAAAGCGAAGTAAATCAACGAAAATATTGAAAAATCAAAGAAAAATGAGCCATAAGAATTAATTCTAAGCGGTTTATTTTTGCAATTAATATAAGTACCTGTTGAAGATGTAAAAAGGCTTAAAATGCCAATAAATAGAAATAACAAGAAACGCAAAAAAAAGAAGCTTTTTAGCTTCTTTTTAAGGTCTAATTGTCATTTATATATATTTTTATTCTTTTATTGCTACTATGTCAACGTCGTTAGCTGTTTCAAATTTTCCATTTCTTGTTTATTCATAATAAACTCCTTTTTAGAATGCGTTCCAAAGGTAACGGCTTACATCTTATTACATTCTAATATACTTATATTACTAATTCATAGCACAACCTAATATCACTAAAAATATTATAACTGCTAATACAATACCAACAATTAAAGCAAATTTTAACAACAACCAAATAATTACACCAGTAAAAACAAGACCCATAAATATTTTGAAAGCTTTTGACTTGTTTATTTCTTCTTGTTGTTTTGCTTTTTGCTGTGCTTCTTCTATTTGCTTAGCGTCAAAATGCTTTACCCATTTTTTATATACTTCTTGTAATGTTTTATCGTAAATACTATCTATATAGTCTTGTTCAACTAATGCTTTACCGAATGTTTTTATATATTCATTTCTAATACTTACGTCATAAAATCTTGCAAGTTGCATTTGTAAAACAATTTTCCCGTTTTCGTTAAATTCGGGGTAAGTAGCGAGATGTTTCTCAAAGACTCTATCAAACGAATCTTTTAAGTCATGATAGCAAGCAATTTTTAAGTCTTTTTCATATTGCTTTTGTTCTTTTTCTTGTTCTTTTTTACGTTCTATTTTTGCAATTTCTTTTAAATTTTCTTTTTCTTCACGTTCTTTTGCTTTTTGTTTACTTTCCATAATATATAACCTTTCTGAATAAGTCATATTATTTTACCTCCTTATTTTACCAAATTTTAGAAAATATTACAAGTGAATTTTGCTTCTTTTAGTTCTTCGGGCGTATTTTTCTTATTGTATAAGTTTATTTTCTTTTCTAATTCATTTAATATATTTTCGATTTGCTCGTCTGTAAGTTTATTGTTTTTTGCTTGTGTAAATATGAACGTATTCATACTCCTGCGACCTGATAATCTATATTTTAAAAATGCTAATCTAATTATTTCTAATGTATCCATTTTAAATCACTCCTTTTTTAGTATTGACAAGTAAGAAATATTATTATATTATTATTTTAAATTGTTTATATAAGCGTTGTAGCTTTCACGATTTACTTTTACGCCTGCAATTTCGCATTGTGTAGAATAGTCGTTGTAAGTTGCAAGGCTTTTTTTATTATAATTATGCATAAGTTGAACATATTTAATTGCTAAAATTATAAATATTATTATTAAAATATTTCTTTTTATTTTTTTATAATTTAATTTCATTTTTTCAAATTCCTTTCTTTTGTATTTTTTCTTACTTGTCAATTGCCCGTTTTAGGTCGTTAGCTCAACCCTTTTATTATGCTTTTACTAGTTCAAAACTTTTATCATATTTGCCGATTTTCAATTCAAGATAGAATCCGCAATCGAAATAGTCTGTCATTGAATCGCTGTCATCGTAATTGAAGCTATCGCATAAGTCTTTTACAAATTTAAAAATCTTTTTTCCATATTCTGAAAGCTCAAAGTCGCTGTCAATATGATATTGGTTAATTGTTATATTTTTATTTTCTAATCTGCTTTTTAATTCTTTTTTTCTCTGCTCACTTTCCCATATATCAGTATCATTTAAACCGACCCAATTGTCATAATTTTCAATGATTTTTGTTTTGGGGCTTTTGCTAGCTTCTTTTATTGCTGTTTCGTAATCATTAAAAGGGTTTTTAGTGTCTTTCATTAATGAAATATTTAAACCATTATAGTAACAATTACCTTCAGTGGTTACCGAAAAAGTAGCAGAAGGGAAAACCCTTTTTAATTCTTTTTTTATTATTTTCGCGATTTCGACTATTGACAAGTGCTTGTCACTGTTTACACCTTTCCAACCATAACCACTGCAAGAGTTTTCTATCTCTTTGGATCCTAATTCAATAGGTTGTTGTGTTTTGCTTTGCTTAATGTACCAACATTTTTTTGCTTTGTGCCATCTGTAACCGTTTGCTTTTAATTGTTCGCGTTCTTCTTTTGTTGGTATTTCTTTAAAATAAAGTTCAATTCCTTGTTTTTCTTCGTTGATTTTTTCAACATATTTTGTTTTGATTTCCATAAATAAAACCACCTTTCTATTTTTTCTCAAAAGGTGGTTGATTTTTTCTATATTCTATTTTATAATAAATATAGAAACACCTTTCGAGGTTTTCTGGAGCTGATATAGTGTTTTAGTTTCTCAGGCTGTCACACTGTATCAGTTTTTTTATTCTTTCCCTTAACTTGATTATATTATAACATATTCGTTAATACGTGTCAAGCTTTTTTATAAACTTTTTCATGTTTTTTTTAAATATTTTTCTATTGCTTCAAGCGCTACACTTGAATATGTTCTACCTTCTTTTTTTAGCTTTTCATCAAGTGCGTTTGCCATATATTTTGGAACTCTTACAATATATCTTTTTACTATTTCTTTTTCGCGCTCTTGTTCTTTTTTATAATCTCTTTTAGTTTCTCCCACAATTTAACCTCCTTTTTATTGATATATTGATTATACCATATTCGTTAATACGTGTCAATATTTATTATAAACTTTTTTAATAATTTTATACAAAAAAATAAAGAGGGTCCTATTTTAAGACACCCTCTTTTGGTGGTTTTACTTTGCTTGTAATAATAATTTTAATTTGCCATGTATTTCTACGGTATCACCATTTTTTAAAGTAATATTGTTATAATTTTTTAAATAATATTTATTGTCAGTCGTCCCCATAATTTCATTTACTGAGGTAGTGCCGTAAACAAAAAAATTGCCACTCCCAGATTGTGCGATAGCGTTGTATTTGCCCGGCTTGATGTCTTCCCCCACAATATAATTGCCTGCTATTAGTGTTATATCTTCGCCCTTATTTGTAGAAATATCTGTAGTATTGGAATAACTATAAGTATTTGCATATACTTTTGTTATTTCTACAAAATCAACATAAGTTTTGCTTAATGTAGAATTTTCTGTCATATCTGGTAAATTGTAAATTGCCGTAGAGTAAAAATATTCTGGGTTGTTGTCCGTTCCTGTTTTAGTTATTAATATAAATTTTGAATAGGTTTCCAGTTCTCCGCCTTTTTTAGCCAAAGTTTTTATAGAGTTTAGTATATCTTCTTTTTTTTCTTTTTTTGTTTCGTCTTTATAATTTGGGATCTCGACTACAACTGTATTATTACCAGCGGAACTATACACAGTCGTTTCACTGTCTATATTTTGAATAATCTTTGCTACTTTATTTATATTAGATGTAGCAATTTTAAAACCAACCATCATTATAAATACAAAGCCTACAATTAAAGCCAACAATACAATACATACCCAAAACCACCATTTTTTGCATAATTTTACTTTGTTTTCTTCCATTTATTACACCCCTTTATATTATATTAACATTATTTTATATTAGAATCCTACATATTACAACTATTTTATTACGACAGTATTCGACATGTTGTGACATATACTATTGTAGCATTGTAGTATGGTGCATTGTGTAGGTGTTATACAATGTATCATGTAAGGTATTATAAGGGATTAAGGGGAATATTATAAGGGTGTTATGTTACCTCTGTTTGTTTGTATTTTCCAATTAAAATATTGTATATTTTTTGTATAATTTTAATGTAAAATGCTATAGCGCAGTGATACCAACACTTTGCAGGGAATAGGACAGGTTTAAAACTTTGCACGTAACAATAATTTTGTGCAATGTTTCAAATATATAGGTACCCCACCCCTATAATGTAGACAGGGCAGGGGGTTGAGTTACCTCCTCACAAATTTCCATATACCAAAAGGGGTTACAACTCTATTACCTTTTAATTACCTTTTACAAAAATGCATTGACAAACAATTATTTGTTGATAAAATCTAATTAATATAATCTAGCTAGGTTATTGAGTGGGCAGTAGAATCTGTCTGCTTGATAACCATTTTTTTACCCCTAAATATTTGAATTATAGAAATAAGAGGACTGAAACCTAAAAAAATGAGTTCAATACTTAGGGAGAGTAAAGGAATATAGAATTAGTACATATATCAAAAATGATATATGAAACGGGGTTATATATATCAAATTTGATATATGTTAGGGGAGATTTTATCAGGAACTATGTAGAACTTAATGAGGGAGATAGAATTTTAAGAAAAAAGTCAATAGATTATTTAAAAAATACAGATGAATTACAAAAAACGGAGATGTATGTAAAATTTTTTCTAAAATCAGCAAGCGTGTTGGCAAGAGAGAAGCTATCTTCGGCAGAAATGTCAGTATGTTTAGAAATGTTGCAGTATATCAGGTATGATACTGGGTATTTAGCTTTTGACAACGGTATTAAATTGACTTTAGATGATATAAAAAGAAAATGCGACTTTGTTTCTGGCATAAGTGTTGCAAGAGCAGTAGAGGAATTAGTAAGTAAAAAGATATTTGCTAAGGTAAAAACAGGCAAAGAAAACAATTATTTAGTGAATCCATACATTTTTATGAGAGGTGCTAGGGTAAATAGGACTTTATCAAAGACATTTGAGTACAGTAGATGGGCTAGACTTTATAGTTAAAGGAGATTTTTATGGACAATGAAGAAGATTACATGGAATTATGCAAATTATTAGCAAAACTTAAATTTAATCTTGCTAAGCAAGCTATATATTGTTTTGGTAACAATGAAGAACTAGCTCAGAGTTATAAAGAAGAAATATCAAAGATTGATAAGCTTTTAGGTGATATTCCAATATTGATAAAAGGAGAGTACTGAAAATGAAAGTAAAGTGTAGAGGTTTTGAAGGAAACTTAATAAGTCTTAATCCAACAGAAAAATATAGGTACTATGGAGACAGATATGAAAAGGCCATATATGAACTGGTTATGTCAGTAGGACCAAAAGAGCAGATTAGCATTTCTGACATAAGAGACGGAGATATTGAGTTTATAAAATAATAGTATGAAACTTGATGAAAGGAAGAAAAAGTATGTTTAGGAAAATAGGAAATTTAATTGGCACAGCAACAGGAGGAACATTAGCAATATTGTTTATAATACTTATCATTATATTAGACTTGGCATTGTCGGGCTTAGTGTTCTGGGGCATAGGAGCATTAATAGTATGGGCATTTAAAATAGGCTTTATATGGACATATTGGCACGGATTATGCACAGCAATGGTGGTAAATGTATTAAGTAATATATTTGGAGGTAAAAACAATGAATGATAGAGCAAAATTTGTAGAAGTAAGTAAAGAACAGCAAGATAGAATAGACCTAATTAGAAGTTCATTTTCTAATATGTATGATGTGATAGACCATAATTGCAAACCTAGTAGAGAAACATCACTTGTACTAACAAAATTAGAAGAAGCTCAATTCTGGGCTATAAAAGGAATAACAAGGGAGGTTCAGTAATATGGGCAATGATGAATTTATAAGAGAATGTATATATCAAGTTGTTTTTTATCATAATGACCATGTTGATACATTAAAAGGCGAAAATGACTTTATAGAAAGCAAAGATGTATATGTAGTTTGGAGTTGTAAAACGTTACAAAATAACAAAGCTTTATTATCTACCAATCTAAAAGATGGTATGTATTATGAACTAACATACAATGGAGATAAAAAAGAATTGTATTTTGACGCATATAAAAAATTTGAAAATAAATGTATAAGAATGGAGGGAAATTAACTATGTGTAATAGAGCAGAAATAAAATGTACACCAGAAGAATTGGTTATAAAATTGCCAAAAAAGATGGAATTAAATGATACTATTAATTTAATGAATAGTTCTGATTATAAGAAAAGGTTTCAAGCAGAATATTATCAAACAAAAATAAGATACGAGAAATTGTGTAAGATGTTAGTGAAAAACGAAGCTAAAACATTAGGATTTACACCAACTTGTCCAATTGAAGTATTAGAAGACCAAAAATACAATATGGAACAATATTTAAAATCTTTACAAATCAGAGCAGAAATAGAAAATATTGAATTAAATTAGTTTTCAACAGCTACTAACTATTCTTATAGTTAAAGGGTTGTGAAATAAATTACCTATCTACCAAGAGTAGAAAAGGTTTCTGGTATTGTATAAATACTGGAAGATAAATCTTCTAGTATTGTGCAATTCCTGTATATACGTTGCATAGTTTAATTGGAAAAACAACAGTCTCCAAAACTGCAAGATATAGGTTCAAATCCTATTGCACGTGCCATTAAACATATTATTACCCAAGTGCTAAACTGTAATATCATACAGCTTGGAATTGTTCGATAAGTAGTCAGACATACGAATACGTTTGTAAGGTTGCTTTCTATGTATAGAGATATATGTAGAGGAGAGGTAAAATTCAATAATGGGCAATGTGCAGGGTTTATCGCTTAATAAAACACTAGAGTTGTCGTAGCCACAATAGACGGACTAGTAGTCAATAAGCCTATACCTCATATCTAGCAAATATGAAGCAATGTAGGTAATGCTAAATAAGGCTATTTCTCGTGATGTTCTTGAAAGAGAACTATAAGACATAACTAGGTTAAAGTAGCCCAATACGAGACAATTTACAGAACAATAGGTATTAGATTGGTTAATACACATAAAATTATCTGAATGATGGGTGAAATTTACGAGAAATCAATCTCGTACGAGCTAGAACGGGGCAAGAAGTATAGAGGTCGCAACTTTATGCTCAGACTTGCTCTCTCGGTGGTTGAATAATTAAGAAGATAAAACTACTGTAAGGGGAAACTCTAATAATATGTTTGTATATCGCGGGGTAGTGTAATGGTAGCACAACGGTCTCCTTAGCCGTAAATGGAGTTTCGATTACTCCCTCCGCAACCATTAGATATATTGAACAAGGTAATTACCTGTTTAATGACGAGAGATATTGTAATATCTCTCAAAAACATCTGAATATAGTGTTTAATGGTAGCACGCGTGCTTTGGGCGCATGGAGAGTTGGTTCGAGTCCAGCTATTCAGACCAAAAAATAAAAGTGTTTATTACAAAGGAGCTATTATGGGAAAATTTGAAAGAAAACAAACAATAAAAGAATGGGAACTAGAAAAGGGAATAGAAATAATAAAGCCCACAGGCTTTTGGGGACAAAAAAATAAAATATGGAATAGAAAATATAGTGAAAAATTATTTAAGAAATGTGCTAGATTGAGTGAAATAAAATGTAAAACTGATAAGGGACTAAAGTTCTTATGTGGAGGTAATTAAGATGGGATTGCACGATAAATCAAATAGAGAAACACGCAAAAGGAAATATGCAGAACAATTTGCAAAAACACAAGCAAATAAAAAGAGAAAAGCAGAAAAAAGAGCTAGAAAGTTAGGTAAATAATGCATATAGGTACATATATTAAGTTAATATTAATTAAAAAGAATATGACACAACAAGCATTAGTAGACAGGCTTAACGAGTTGGGCTTAGTTAAAGAAAATGAAAGTGTTAGGAAACATACCATTTCAGATATAATAAACGGGAAACTTGGAATATCTCCATATATGGCGAGAAGAATAGAAATAGCCCTAGATGTACCAAAATATAGCATAGTAAGATTAGTAGGATTACCAAAAACAGAAGATGGTATGAAGAAATTGGAACAGATAGAAAAAGGCGTGATATAAAGGCAAGATTATGAGAATACCATACAAGAAATAATAAAACTTCTAAAATCAAACAAAAAAATAGATGAATATTCTTATTATACAATGTGTGAAAACTTGTATCAGTTGCTATTGCAATATTTTGACAGTGGTGTTAATAGTCCAGATAGAAAAAATATTGAGCTAAATGCTTGTAAATATGCAATCATATTTTTATTGCCAGCAACAGAAAATAAAATTATAAATAGTAGTTTAGAGTTTCAATCACAATATTATAGTTTATATGAAAAAACACTTGCATTTGCAGGCAGAAGGTCGTTAGAACACTTTTTTGATTATATGGAGATGAATAATTCAAAGAAGGTTTTAGCGGGCAGAAGAGGCATTTTAAAGCCTTTTTTGTTCTACTTAAATAAGATTACATTTTCAGAAAAATTAAAGTATATAATAGCTTCTTACCCCCCTAGTGCTGGTAAATCAGTTACATTAACATATTGGACAGCTTGGCTATATGGAATAAGCAGAAACTATTCCGTGATAAGAATGTCTTATTCAGATGACTTAGTAGCAGGATTTAGTAGAAACGTAAGAGAGATTATAACAGACAAGCGATTCAGAGATGTGTTTCCAGAGTATAGACAGTATGGAGATAATCCATTTGCCACAAAAGAGGTATATAACTGGAAGTTAAAAGACAGTACGGTACCAGCCTCACATATAGCAGTATCAAGAGATGGGCAGGTTACAGGTAAAAGAGCCAACAAGGCAATGATATTTGACGATATGACCAAAGGTGCAGAAGAGGCAACAGACAGTACAATACATCAAGGGCTATATAATAAATGGACAGGAAACTGGATTAACAGACGTGACGGAGATAGTACAAAGTTTATATTTGCAGGTACAATGTGGTCTCCGGAAGATATTTTAAATAGAATTATACAAGATAGAGAAGCAATATCAGAACTAGTTCCAAGCGATAAGTTTAAATATGTATGGGAAAGCAAAGATGGAACAACAGTAGTAATAAGAGTACCATTACTAGACGAAAATGATGAAACAACTTGTAAGGCTGTAATGACAACAGAAGAAGCAAGACAGTTGAGAGATGTAACAGATGAGTTCCAATGGGCTTGCGTGTATCAACAAGACCCGATACCAGCAGAAGGACTCGATTTTGCAGATGATTTATTAAATCATTTTGATGATTTGCCAGTAAATGAAGATGGAACACCGGCATATAGCAATTATTCATTAGCAGTATTAGATACAACTAGGCGTGGTAAAGATAATGTTTCAATGCCAATATGTAAAACAGATGGAAGAATTTATTTTATGATAGATGTTATCTTTAAGAAAAAAGCAATGACCGAATTATACGAAGAAATTATTGCAAAAATAGAAGAACATCATATTACTTGGTTAGTAATAGAAAACAATACAGACACATCATTAAAAGTGCTATTAGATAAAATGCTAGAAGATAGAGATATATATTATTGTACTATAACAGAAAAGTACAGTACAGTAAAGAAAGAAAAAAGAATAAAGGACAATCAAGGAACTTTAAGAAAACTAATGTACTTTAAACCTAAAACAAAATACAAACCAAACAGTGATTATGGTCGTTTTATGAAAAATTTAACCACATATAGTTTTGACTACCCTAATAAAAATGATGACGCTCCAGATAGTGGGACATTGTTTGTAACAGAAATTATATTAGAGAGGGGGAAACCTAACAAACCAAGAGCAATAAACAGGAGCTTGTTAGGAATTTAAAATGAAATCAAAGAAAGTAAAAATAGGTTATAAAGAGTATGAAATAATAAAAAAACAACAAGTAATTGAATTGCCTAATGATTGTTATGGGAAAATTGATTATGACAAAGAAATAATTGAAATTTCGAACAGATTTAATCAAAAACAACAAAACCAAACATTCTTGCATGAATTAGTACATGGAATATTTGAAAAATTAGATTTGCACGATTTAAGACAAGATGAAAGAATAGTTAATCAATTAGCAACAGCTTTATATGAAGTTATATTAGATAATCCTCATATATTTACTATGAAAGATATATAGGAGGGTGCAAGGAAGAATATTTGTTGGAAATGTGAGCATTGGGAAGAATGTTATAAATTTAGAACAGGAAATTTTAGGCAAGAATACATGAAAAAAATCACGAGAGTTAGAGATAGTTTAAATTTAATAACAATATATGTAAGTGAATGTGATAAATTTTCTTATGAATTTCAAAAAGATATGCCGGAATTAAATAAAAAGTATATACAAGGTTACATAAAACGGAAAAATGTTAAGATAGAGAAAAAGTGTAATATAATGTATTAAGAAGAGGACTATTATAGTCAGGGAGTAAGATACAAGAAATTAATAGGCGGAGGGATTAAGTATCTAAACTAATTCATCTCCATTAACCTTAGGAATGGGTTGCATGGAGCAATCCGTTTGCAACCTAATTCTGTTTATGGAGGAGATAAAAGGAACTCAGAGGTAGAAAATGTTGAACAAGAAATAATGTCAGAACCAATTGAAAGTACTGAAGTAGAAAATACACCAAAAACAGTACAATATTTTGGCAGAAGAAAACTATTATCTTCATATACCAAGGAAGAATTAAACGAAAAGACTTTATCTAAAATTCTACCAGAAGTTTTAAGAGAACATGAGATTAATGCAGGCGAGATTGATTATTTATACAATTATTACAAAGGAAAACAACCAATTTTAGACAAAAAGAAAATAGTTAGACCAGAGATAAATAACATTACATTGGAAAACCATGCTTTTGAGATTGTGGAATTTAAAAAATCTTATGTGTATGGAGAACCAGTCAAATATGTTCAAAAAGGCGAAAAAGAAGGAGAAACATTAAATCCAGAAATATCTTTACTTAACAGATTTATGGAAAGTGAAGATAAAGCAAGTTTAGACAAAGAACTTGCCGAGTGGCAGTACATTTGTGGTACTGCTTACAGGTGGGTTGAAGCAGATAGAAAAGGGGACGAAGATGACGCACCATTTGAATTGTCAGTTCCAGACCCAAGAAGAACATTTGTAGTGTATTCAAACGACATAAAAGGAGACCCTTTGTTTTCAGGGTACATAAGCTATTTTGTAGACCAAATAATGACCGATGATAAAATACCGTTGGTTGTTAAATATAGAGTTGTAACAGTTTATACCGATACAAATAAATACATATTTAAGGAAGATAATGGAGAATACAAAATAATGCCTCAAAGCATTCCAATTAGTGAAGAAATGGTTGATTCATACCCCTTAGAAATAAAAGGGCAAAGAATTATAGAATACCCACTAAATAATTCAAGACTTGGTTTAATAGAACTTGTAATGTCAGATTTAGAAGCAATAAATAAAATTAAATCGGCGGATTTAGATGGAATAGACCAATTTATTCAAAGCTTATTGGTATTTGTAAATCAAGAAATAGATTTAATAACATTTAAGAAATTAGTAGCAAATGGAGCTATACAAGTTAGTTCATCTGACCCAGGCAAACCTGCAGATGTAAAATTATTAACAAATCAGTTAACGCATACAGAAACAAAAGTTGTATCAGATGATAGATACGAGAGCTTGTTATCAATAGTAGGTATTCCAAGACTTAATCATAAAGCAAGTGGAGGAGATACAGGACAAGCTAGACTTTTAGGTGAAGGCTGGACAATGGCAGATGAAAGAGCAAAACAAGATGAACTTTCATTTAAAAAGTCAGAAAGAAAATTTTTAAAATTAATTTTAAGTATTTGTAAATACAAAACTAAAGACAAAGAAGAAAAAATTAAAGTACTAAAATTAAGTGATATTGATATTAAATTTACAAGAAATAAATCAGACAACTTATTGGTAAAAACACAAGGATTAATGAATATGATGTCAGCACAAGTGCCACCAGAAGTAGCATTTGTAACTTGCGACTTGTTTTCAGACCCTAATGATGTTTACCAAAAAGGGAAAGATTATTTTGGCGAGGACTTTTGGAAAAAAGATTCTAAGTCAACAAAAACCTTAGTTAGTGAGGGTATCACTAACCACACCAATACAAGCACTCACTTGGCAAAAAATGAGGTAGGTGGAGAGAAAGGAAAAGAAGATGGAGAAAGAGGAATTAGTTAAACTATTATCTAATGCTGAATTAGATGATAATGCGAAAGTAGAAGCTATTCAAAAAATGGTTGATACTTCGTACGTACCAGCAACTGTAGTTGCAAATGAAAGAAAAGCTAATAAGGAAGCAATTGCTAATAAAAATAAGGCTATTGCAGATATAACAGCAGAATATGACGAATTTAAAAAGTCAAAAATGACAGAAGAAGAAAAGAAAACATTAGAAGCTAAAGAAAAGGAAAAAGCATATAATGAAGCACTAAAAAAATTAAGTACAGCAACAGCAAAAACAGTATTTGCTAGTGCTGGATTAAAAGAAGAAGATTATTCAGACTTTATTGAGGACATAATTGGAACAGATGAAGAAAAAACAAGAACTTTAGCTGAAAAGATATGTCAAACAATAACTAAACAAAAAAGTGATATAGAAACAAAAATGAAAGATAGCATTATAAATGGAACTACACCACCACCAGCAGGGAATGCTAGTTTTAGTGCAAAAACTAAAAAGGACCAATATATACAATTATTGGAAGAAGCTACAAAGAAAAATGATATAAACAACATGGTTTATTATCAAAGACTTGTAGAAGAAGAAATAAAAAAAGAAAATTAAAAAAGGAGAGATTTAAAGGGCAGACAATTTCGCAATGAGTTTTGCAACACCTAACTATTCAGGTGCATTATTTAACAAAGGGAATGAAAGAACACCATTCTTATCAATGATAGCTGGAAAAACAGCTTATTCAAATTCAGTTGAGTTCGTATTAGGACAAGACTACACATCAGAAGAAGGAGATATACCAAATATAAGTGAAAAAGGTTCTTTAACAGCACCAGACGCTACATTGATTACAAGAAGTCAAAATACAAACGTAACACAAATATTCCATGAATCAATAGGAATATCTTATGCAAAAATGTCTAACATGGGTACTTTGTCAGGAGCAAACATAGCAGGACAAGAAGCAAATCCAAAAACTGAGTTAGACTTCCAAACAGCAAATAAATTAAAGAAAATTGCAAGGAGTCTTGAAAAAACTTGTATTCAAGGAACATACAATAAAGCAAATGCAGATGATAAAGTAAATAAAACAAGAGGTATGGTTTCAGCTATAACAACAAACGTTGTAACAGCAGGAGGAAAACCACTAGACATTTGGCTAGTAAATGATTTAATGCAAAAAATTTACGATAGTAACGGAGATATAACAAGATTAACTTTAATGGTTGATGGAGTATCTCTAAATCAAGTAAATGCAAGTGCTGTAGAAAATGGATTAACAGTAGCACCAGCTACAAGGAATGAAAACGGAATCCAAATTACAAAATTAATTATGCCTCTAGGAGAAGTAGACTTAATGTTAGGTCAATTCTTACCAGCAGGAACAGCATTACTTGTAAACTTTGATGTAATAAGACCTATTGAACAACCAGTACCAGGCAAAGGTAACTTCTTTAGAGAATTACTTGCTAAAACAGGTGCAGGAGAGAAATATCAAATCTTTGGACAATTCGGTTTAGATTATGCTAACGAATTATATCATGGAAAAATTACTGGATTAGCAACAAAATTCACAAAACCACAAGGCAGAAAAGTTGTTTTAGTTAATGATGGAAGTATAAGTGCGTAAGAGGTAAAATATGAAAAAAGTAGTGTTGTGTCAACATTTTTTTAATAAAATAGGTGGAATTGAAACGTTTATTATAAACTTTTGTAAAACATTTTATAAAGAATATGATATAACGCTACTTTGCCGAAATATAGATATTGATAATGCTTTAAAATTAAGTCAGTATGCAGATGTTGTATGCGAACCTACAGATATAGAATGTGATACATTAATAATTACAAGTGTTTTAATAGATAATCAAATGATAGAAAAAGTAAAATATAAAAAAATATATCAAATGGTTCATTCAGACTGGTCTCAAATGAAAAGATTTTGGGACTGGGAAATAAAAAAATATTCTCCAGATACACAATTTATAGCTGTAAGTGAAAGTGCAAGAGATTCACTAAAAAAAGAATATGGTTATGACAGTATAATAATTCCTAATATTCTTATAAAACCTTATGTAAATTCTCAAAAAACTTTGAAGCTATTAAGCTTATGTAGACTTACAAAAGAAAAAGGTTTTGAAAGAATGAAAATACTATGTGATTTATTAGAAGAATTGCATATTCCATATATATGGAATGTATATGGCACAAACGTTTATAATGAACAATCATACAAGAATATGATTATTCAAAAATCAATAACAAAAAATATTGGAGAAGTCATTAAAAATCATGACTATGTTGTTCAATTAAGCGATACAGAAAGCTTTTGTTACACAATGTATGAAAGTTTATTGTTAGGAGTTCCAGTATTAGTAACACCTTTTCCTAATGCAAAGCAAGAAATAAAAGATGGAGAAAATGGTTATATACTTCCATTTGATATGAATATTAGTAAAGATAAAATAAAGCAAATTTATAAAAATATACCAAAAAACGTTAAATATAAACAAGAAGGTGTAAAAGAACAATGGCAAGAGTTATTGAAGTAGAAGTTATAAACCCATATTCTGATATAAAACTTAATAAAGATATGAATGTAGGAGATAGAATCAAAATATCTTCTGACAGATTAAGAGAATTAGAAGAAGCGGGTAAGAAAAATAAGATTCAATTGGTAAAGGTTGTGAAAATAGTGAAAAAGGAGGGCTAAATTAGGATTTCGGAACAAGAACAAATAAAAGAAATGCGTTTAGAAATACTCGAAGATAAAGATGATGATGGAAAAGACGATATATTTAAATTGAAGCTAAAACGAGCAAAGCAAAGATATTTAAATTTAGTTTACCCTTTTGATAAAGAAATAACAGACTTACCAAATGATAGAGCCAGAGAATGGCAAACAAAATGTGCCATAGAATTATATAAATTAGCAGGAAATGAGAATCTAACTAGTTGGTCAGAAAATGGAGTTTCTGAAAGCTATGCAAGAGCCGGACTTTCACAAGACTTATTGAACGAATTGCCTCCAGCAAAGGCAGGTGTTCCTAGTTGAGTAGAAGAGATTGTCAGAAAAAGGATTTATATGTTGCAAAGCTATTAAAAGAAACATTAGATGATTATGGAAACAATATCAATGAATATGATAAGCCTAAATATTATGGAAAGTTCAATATACAGCCATTAAGTGGAGAAAGTGATGTTGCAGAATATGGGAGTAAAACTTCTAAAATGCAAAGAGTATTTGTTGATTATGACAAATATTTAGGGGAATTTAAAGAAGGTGATGTTGCATATTTAGACAGAACAACACCTACTAATGAGAGCGTTTGTGGTGACAAGGCTAATTATAGAATAAGCTCCGTAAGAGAGCAAAATAGAAAAATAGCAATATACTTTGAAAAAATAGAGTGATATAAAGGGGCAAACAAGTTAATGAAGTAAAATTATCTTTATCGGATTTAGATAAAATGATACAAAGATATGAAACTAAAAAAAAGAATATTCCAAAAGTAGCTTTAAGAATTGTAGATAGGCTAGCAGATATAATGATGGAAGATGTTTACCCAGATACAGAAAAAATACCGGCAACAACAAAAGGTAAAACAGCGGTAGCAGGAATTAGAAATACTGAAGAGAAATGGACATACCATGAATATGGGACAGGCATAATAGGTTCTCAAATACCACACACAGCAGAAGCATTAGCAAAAGCAGGGTGGAAATATGATGTAAATGGACATGGAGAAAAAGGTTGGTGGTACCCAACTACTGAAAATGACCCTAATCCATATAAATGGACAGATGAGAGTGGAACATTAAGGGCTTGGACAAAAGGATTGCCAGCAGAAAGAGCTTTCTATGAAGCATTAGAAAGAGCAAGAGAAATGTTCCCACAAATAGCAGAGGAAGAACTACTAAGAGAAACAAGGAGTTGATTTAAAGGGCAAGACCAGATGTATATGATGAAATGTATCAGTATTCAAAAGAATATATACAAAGCAAGTCTAAGTTTAGTCCAGAAGTATTAAAATCAGCACCTCAAGAAATAAACAAATTCCCGTTAGTAGTAATACCAGAATGTAAATTAATAATTAAAGATGAAACATTAGCACATAAAGAAAAAGAATATCGTTTGATATTCGATATAGAAGCTTATTCGACAGATAAAACTGTTGGAAATAAAAAGGTTGCAAGGCAAAGCATTATAGCTGAGCTAGAAAAATTAATATATGATGTTTTCGAGGGGCACTATCTAATGAAGGTGGCAGAACCTAAACCAACACCAAATATTGACAGAAACGTAGACAGGCTATATATGAGAGCAGAGGCAACAATTAATGAAAAGAAAATTATTTTTAGGAGGTAATTTAAAGGTCAGATGAAAATGTAAAAGCAATAGCAGACATTGGAACAATGTTATATGGAAAAAAGAAAGGTGCAAACTCATTTACAGAGTTAGTAGAAATTAAAGATGTACCAGATACTGGTTCAGACCCAGAACAAATTGAAGTAACAACATTAAAAGACAAAAACAAAAGTTATATAGGTGGTAGAGGAGACAACCCGGCACAAAGCTTCTTATATAACTATACAGAAGAAAATTTCCATAATAAAGTAATGCCTTATTGTAACGGAGAAACACATGATTTCTTAGTAAAATTCCCAGATGGAACAGGTTATACAATAAAAGGTAATGCAAGAACAAGAATAAATGCAGTATCACAAAATGCACCAATAGAAGCAACATTAACAATAACACCAGAAGCAATAGATTATAAAACATCAACACAAGTTACAGCATTGTTACCAACAGTAAGTGCATAACTAAAAGGTTTAAATGGAGGTAAATTAGTATGAGTAAATTTATGAAATTAGTAGTTAAAGAAAAAGAATATTTAATAGGTTTTTCTAGCAGAGCTTCTGTTTTAAAAGCAGAAAAAGAAGGCTTTATCAAAGCATTAAATTCAATGGATGAGGCACCAGTAGAAGGAACAGCAAAATTATTACATTTTGGTATGTTGGAAAAACAACCTAAAAATACAGTAGCAGAATGTAATCAAATATTAAATGATTATATAGAAGAAAACATGAGTGAAGAAGAAGGCGTAGATATTGGACAAATATCAAGTTTCATTATGGAACAATATTCGACTTTTTCAGGAGCCCCAGCTGGAAAGAAGAAAATCAAGGAAATAGAAATAGTAGAAATTTAGAAACAGATGGGGAGAAAGTAAAAACGCTTCAAGAACTGTTTTATAAATATTTAATACCATTAGCAATACAAGTTCGGTATGCCCTTGCAAGAATTTTGGAACGATGAACCAGACTTGCTTTGGACATACCGAAATTCATATATGAGAAAAACAGAAGAAGAAGCAAAATTACAAAAAGAAATGATGAATACAAGTGCTTGGCTACAAGGCTATTACACTTATATAGCAGTAACATCGGCTTTTAGTAAAGGCGTAAACTACCCGAACAAACCGATTGAACTTGAAGACAAGCCATTAAATAAATTAGAAAAAAGCAAAGAAGTTGAAAACAAAATAAAACAACAACTTTTAAATGCAAAAATAATGCTAGAACAAAGGAGTGCTAAAAAGGGTTGATACATTAGAAGACAGAGTAAATCTGGAATATCAAGGTGTAATAACTGGAATTAATCAAATACAAAATGCTATTAAAGATTTAAAAAGTCAATTAGACAAAATTGGTAAAAACACAGGTATTCCAAAGTTAAATAATCAGATAAAGCAATCTTCTGGTTTTAGCAAAACTTTAAAAGGTATTGCAGGAATAGGAACAGCTGTTGTGACTGGTAGAAAGATGATTAAAACTCTACAAGGAATGACAGATGAAAGTGTAAAATTTGTAGAAACTGCAAACCTTTTTAGTGTATCTATGGGAAAAGGCTTACAAGGATTAAACCAGTATTATGAAAGAGCAGTAAAATTTCAAAATGAGTTAGAAGAAAAACTAGGTGTAAACATAGAAGAAAGTATGAATTATCAAGCATTATTTAATTCTATGTCAAAATCTATGGGAATAAGTGCAAAATATGCATATATTCTATCAGAAAATTTTACTAAATTAGGTTATGATTTATCATCTTTATATAATATAGACCCAGAAAATGCAATGCAAAAATTAAGAGCAGGCTTAGCTGGACAAACTAAACCATTAAGAGATTTAGGACTTGACATAACACAACAATCATTACAACCTATTGCAGATAGTTTAGGAATAGAACGTAGTGTAAAAAATATGTCTCAAGCAGAGAAAATGGTATTACGTTATATTGCCGTATTAAAACAAGCACAAATAGCACAAGGCGATTTTGCAAATACTATGGAAAGCCCTGCAAACCAATTAAGAATATTTAATGCTCAAGTAGTTGCCTTTAAAAGAAATATGGGAAATTTATGGCAAGGACTTTTGGGAGGAGTACTACCATACGTAAACGCAATAATGATGGTAATAAATGAATTACTAAAGATGATTGCGAAATTATTTGGATTTAAAGTTTCGGACCAAAAGGTAAACCTAAGTGCAAATATTGGAGCAGATGACTTAGCAAGTGATTTAGGAACAGCAAGCGGAAAAGCAAAAGAATTAAAGAATCAATTAATGGGCTTCGATGAGATTAATAATATAACATTACCAAGCAGTTCTGGCGGTGGCTCAGGAGGAATAAGTGGTGGAGGTATAGACCAAAGATTGCTTGACGCAATGAAAGAATATGACAATTTAATGGGTAAAGTGAAAAATAAAGCTACAGATATAAGAGATAAAATTATGAAGTGGCTAGGATTTACTAAAAAAATAAATCCATTAACAGGAGAAATAAGCTGGGAATACACAGGAATGAGCAAACAGGCAAAAACTATATTAGGTATTCTAAAAACAATATGTGCATTATATATTGGAGCCAAAATATTGAAATTGATAGGTTGGTTAAATACCTTAAGAAAAGTTTTATTAGGAACTAAAGTTGCTACAACAAGTTTTCAAACAGGATTAGCTTCATTAGGTAAAGGATTTAGAGGTGTAGCTACAGCAGGCAAAACCTTAACAACTAATTTTAAATATTATAAAGCATTAGGTGCTACAACAGGACAAGCGTTTTCAGAAGCAGGTAAAGATATGTTAAATCTAATTCCAACAACAGTAAAAGTGGCAGGTGGTATAGCTGGATTAGTTGGTTCATGTGGATTAGCATATAAATCGATGAAAGATTTGTCAAAAGGAACTTCTAATACTAATGAAGCATTTCTAAAACTTTCTGGAGGAATTGCAGGTGCAACAGGAAGTGGAGCACTAATAGGTTCAGTTTTTGGACCGGCAGGAACAGCTGTAGGAGCAATAGTAGGTGGAGCTTCAGCAATTGTGACAGCTCTTCTAGGTTATGAAAAAGGAGTTAAAGAAATTAAAGAAAGAAAAGCTTTAGAATCTCTTTTTGATAATCAAGGACAATCAATGGAAAGAGTCTTAGCTTATTATGATAAATTAAAAGGAAAAATTGAATCTTTTACAACACACATAAATAATAGCACAACTAATATTAATGAAAATAATCAAAAATATAATGAAACAGCTAATAGCATTGAAAATTTAGCTACAAAAATAAAATCGGCATATTACGATATAAATTCACAAGATTTTAAAACAATTAAAGAAGATTTCACAACCCTTGCAGAAATTACAAATGACAATACTAATGAAATAGTTTCTTCACTAATAGGTGTTGCAAGACACATGGAGGAATTAGGAACAACAAGTAAACAGGAAACAGATAAAATGATAGATGATTTGGTTAGATATCAAACAATGCAAGGAGACAAGACAGCTGAACTAAAACGCCAAATGACAGAATTAGAGTTAGCTAGACAGAAAGGTGGAATTTCAACAGAAGAATATTCTAAAAAAGTTTTAGAATTAACCGAAAAAATGGACGAATTAAATGGAAAAGTTTCCATTCATAAAACTAAATATAATCAATTGATAGATGATTACAATAATAAAAAAATAAATTTAGAAAATCCAGAGAAAGCAAAGGAATTTGTTGAAAAACTAAAAACATCAATGCAAGATACTATAACAGAGATGGAAACTGCAAGAACTCAAACTTTAAATATGGTAGATACAATGATAGAAAGCACAACAGACCCTGAATTAATATCATCATTGGAAGCATATAAGAAAAAAGTTAATGAAAGTTTCGATGTAGATGTAGATAAAATAAAAGGAGATTATAAAGGAACTTTTGGGACAATTAAAGCACAACTTATTGAAAGCGGAACAGAAACATCTGACAAAATGAAAGAAGTTGTTAATGAAGTCAATAACGCTTTAAAAGAAACTGGAAATGTAGATTTAAGTGGAGAAGGAAAAAATACATTTGATACTTATGTAAACGGATTAATAGAAAGCAAGTCAACAAGTCTTCCTAAATTAATTGTTGGATTACAAGAGGCAGGTTTTCAAATAAAAGATGGGTATTTACAAGGAATAACATTCACTGATGTTGAGAAAGATATAATTAGCAACAATTGGACAGAAGGTTCTCAAATTAAGCAAGGAGATTTTGTAAGAATAACAGAAAAAATTGCAGAAGATGGTGCAACTATAAGAAATGCTAATAAAGAAGCTATAACATTTACAGATGAAGAGAAAAAAATGATGAGTAAATTGCTTGCTGACCCATATTTTATGGACATAAAAGACCAAGCAAGAATATTAAATAAAATTATTGAAAATGGCGGAGAAATAAGAGATAAAGAGGGTAAAGCTGTTGAATTTTCTCAAGAAGAAAAGGATGCAATATCAAAAATGTTATCGGACCCATTATTTATTTCTGAAAAAGACCGTACAAATGTTAGAACAGCACAAGAAAAATTTACAAGGAATCTTTTAGATACTTTAATTCAAAACATATATGACAAAACACCAGAAGCAAGTAAGGTCGCAGAAGAATTGACAGATGAAGTTATAAATAAATTTGATGTATCACCAGAAGCAAGACAAAAAGCTACGGAAGTAGTTAAGGGCTATATGCAAGGATTATCAGAAGATGAGCAAAGAAACATATTGAAACAATGTGGAATTGCTAATGCAGACAAAGTAATTGCGGGTTTAAAACAAGGAGATTTGTCAGAAGATGTTGGTATAAACATAATTAAAGGTTTAAGAAATGGTTTACAAAACAATTATTGGCAGGGAAGAACATTAAGTACAGCATTTAGTTTTGCTACTAACGTTTTAAATAGATTCAAAAATACATTTGGAATACACTCTCCTTCAAGAAAAACTAATAAATTCGGTGTTCAACTACTAGAAGGTCTTGGATTAGGTGTAAAAAAAGAAAGCAGAAATGTATTAAATACTGTTTCGGGTTTTTCTAATAAATTATTAAATGAATTTGACAACCCAATAAAAGAGTTTAGTGATGGAATAGAAGTAGACACAAAAGAATTGTCAGTAAATGCAAGTGAGTTTGTAGACTATGGAAGTATATCAGGAAATATATCAACAAAAATAAATAACAATAATCTTGGAGAGATAATAGTAGGAGCAATAATTAACGGAATGCAAAAAGCAAAGGTACAGGTTGATATTGAAGCAAAAGCGGACGAGGGAATAATAGTAAGAAAAGCTTCAAAAGGATTTACAGAATATGTAGAGCAGACAGGAGAGCTACCTTTCCCAGTGCCAGTATAAAGGAGTGAAATAAAGGAGTAAACGATATATATCAGAATTTGTAAGCAAAACTTATGTATCAGGAGACTTGATTTCAATAGAAGGCTATAAACCAGACTTTATAGCAGGTTATGAGATAGAAGAATATGACTTAAGTTTAGAAGCGGGAAGAAATGCAAAAGGTACAATGAGATTAAATTACATTGGAACAAAATATAAAGTTATATTAAAAACCACTCCTTTATTCCAAGCACAATTAACAGAATTTTATTCCCACATACCAAGAAGAGCAATAAGTGTTACATTTTTCAATCCTTATACGGGAGAGAACAAAACAATAAGTGCATATAGAGGAGATAGAAAAGTATCAATGTTATTCGACATAGATTGTGTAGGAAAATTATATGACGCAGTAAGTCAATCATTAATAGAATTGTAGGTGTGAAAAAGGGCAAGTAATGAATTTAAACAGGAATGCAAATCAGACGTTCAAAATTTAAAATATGCAACTATAAATATAAAAGGAACTGCAACTAATATAACAGAAAATGATGACTTGCAAGAATTTGAAATCAATTCTAGCTGTTATGTAAACGACAAATTCATTGGAACTACTGTTGCTAAAAAGGCGACAGTTAAGTTATTAGATGATGGCAACTATTCACTAGAAAATAAAGATATAAATATAAAAACAGGAATAGAAATAAACAATGCAAAAGAATATCAAAAACTAGGAACATATACTATTCCGAAACCAGACACAGAAGAAGTATCAGGAAATACAAGTTTCACGGGGTATGACTATATGAAAAAATTCGACACTCTATATGTAGATAGCAATACATACCCTATAAGACTAGACGCTTGTTTAGAAAATTTATGCAGTCAAGTTGGTTTAACACTAGGGAATAAAAATTTCCCTAATAATAGTTATATGTTAAAAGGAAACCCATTTACTAATAGAGAAACTAGGAAGACAGTATTAAGCAATCTAGTACAATTAACAGGAGGATTTGCAGAAATAGATGTAGAGGACGGGAAACTTTATGTAAGAAATCTTGATGTAAGTGGAGAAGCAGTAGAAACAATTGATGGAAATAATTATGATGGATTTAAACCCAACAATGTATTTGGACCAGTAAACTCTGTAAGAATACAAATGAATAGTGGCGTAGATGGAGAAGAAACAATAAAAGAAGCAGAAGGGGTGACAGACGAGAATAGATGTCAGATAACAATAGCAGACAATTATTATTTAACATCAGCAGAAGAACGAGAAACGGTTATAAATGGTATTTTTAATGTGTTAAATGGTCTTACATATCTTCCGATAGAATTAAGCTACTATGGCTACCCTTGGCTTAAATTAGGGGACAAGATAAAAGTAAAAGATAAGAGTGATAAAGAATATGTAACTTATGTTATGGAACACACTTTAAAATATAACGGAGCATATTCTGGAACAATTAAGGCAATTGCATTAACTAAAACACAACAAGCATATAAAGAAGTTTTGTCTTTAAAAGATTGGAGAAGAAACACAGAATTAGCAGTTGATAAAATAAACGGAAAGATGACAGCTGTAATTGAAGAACAGTCAGAACAAGGCGAGAAGCTAACCAAAACAGAGCAAGACGTAAATGGATTAACTACAAAAGTATCATCACTTGAAAAAACAACAGTAAATAAAGTACAAGTTCAATATGCCTTAGGAGATACTTTAACTACTCCACCGACAGCTGGATGGAGTGAAACTGCCCCAGAATGGCAAGCAGGAAAATATATGTGGCAAAAGACTGTTACAACATATTCTGATGGATCAAAAAAAGAATCAAAAGCGACTTGTATACAAGGAGCAAAAGGGGAAACAGGAGCTAGTGGAACTGATGGCAAAGATGGAACAAATGGAACGAATGGTAAAAATGGAAATGACGGACGAGGAATAGCTTCAACAGTTATTACCTATCAAGCTTCATCATCAGGGACTACAACTCCAACAGGAACATGGCAAAGTACTATTCCAACAGTTACTGCAGGACATTACTTGTGGACTAAGACAGTAATTAACTATACTAGTGGTGAACCAACAACATCATATTCAGTTAGTATGATGGGAAAAGCAGGAGCTAATGGTAAAAATGGAACATCAATATCAATAACTTCAAAATCAGTTACATATCAAATTGGTACAAGCGGTACAACAACCCCAACAGGTACATGGTCAACATCAGTACCAACACTAGAAAGTGGAAAGTATTTATGGACTAAAACTTATGTTAAATATTCAGACTCATCTGAAACGACATCATATGCAGTAAGTTATTGTGCTAAAGACGGTGTAAAGGGTGATAAAGGTGCAACAGGCAAAGGAATTAAATCAATACAAGACCAATATTACTTATCTACTAGCAACACAACTCAAACTGGTGGAGCTTGGAAGAATACGCAAGACGCGTGGGAATCTGGAAAGTATATTTGGACAAGGTCTCATATAACTTGGTCAGACGACACAACAACAGACACTACGCCGATTCTGGCAGAGAGTTTAAACACAGCAAATGAGAATGCTGTTCTTGCACAAGAAAAAACGGCGGAGCAAAAAATAGAGATTGATTCAATTAAGCAAACTGTGAGTCAAACACAAACAACAGTTGCTAATAACTATACCGAAATCAAACAGAAATTCGGCGATTATGCACCTAAAAGTGATGTAATTACTTTACAAAACAGTGTTGAAAAAATTCAAACAGATACATACACAAAGACAGAAATAAACACTAAATTAACGGACGGAAGTGTAACGAAAGTTACAACAACGTGTGGAACTTTTGATGAGAACGGATTAACAATAGAAAAAACAAACGCAAAGACAAAAGGAAATTTCAATGAAAAAGGAATGAAAGTCGTTGACGCAACAGGTTCTAGCGAAGAGATACTTTTATTCGCTGGTTATGATGAAGAAACAGACGAAACTATTGTTAAAAGCAAGAATATGACAGTAGAAAAATACTTGACAATAGGAGCAAACTGTAGATTTGAAGACTATGTAAATCCCGTTCTAGGTGGAAAAGGAACAGGAGCATTTACTTTATAGAAAGGAGAAAAAATGGCAACGATTTTTACAGTTAACTATAGTGGTGGTTATGGAAGCAAATACGAATTTAAAATAGACGCTAGCGAAAGTGAAATAGCTACTTCAGGAAACACTAGCAAAGTTACAGCGAATGCTTATGTAAGAAGAACAGACAGCAGTTCAAATGGTGCTTTTAACAATAGCGGCACAGGTTGGAATATTGTAATAGATGGAACATCGTTTAGTGGTACAAGTACATGGAGTACAAAGAATACAACAGCGTGGCAATTTTTAGGAACAGCAAGTAAAGTTATAACTCATAATAATGATGGAAGCAAATCTATAACTATATCTGGAAGTCATACAGGAAATAGTGCTTCTGGTTCTTCTAAAATGGGAAATGCTTCAGGAAGTGGTACATTTACATTAACAACAATCCCGAGAGCAAGTTCAATATCAGCAACAGACGCTAACGTAGGAAGTTCTTCAAGCATTATTATAAACAGGGCAAGTTCAGGATTTACTCACACAGTTACATATAGCTTCAGCGGTTTAAGTGGAACAATAGCAACAAAAACAAGTAGTACAAGCTTGGGTTGGACAGTACCAACAAGCTTTTATCAGAAAATTCCAAACAGTCAAACAGGAACAGTAACAATAACTTGTGATACATATTCAGGAGACACAAAAATAGGAACAAAAACAACAACAATGACGATAAGTGTTCCAGAAAGTTCACGCCCAGTAATTGATAGTGCAACAGCAATAGATACAAATGCAACAACAGTAGCCTTAACAGGAAGTAATAAAAGATTAGTAAATTATAAATCAACAGTAAAACTAAGTGTAACAGGTAGATGTTTAAATTACGCAGGCTTTAATAAATTAAGAGAAAGAAATATATATGATATAACTGCTACAAAAACAACAAGTGGTGCTACAACAACTGTAACAGGCACAAAGATTTATGAAAATAATACATTAGAACAATTTAAGATTTGCTTGGTAGATACAAGAGATAAAATGAGTGATTATAAAATTTTAAATCAAGCAAATGGAGATTTTACAGTAGTACCATATATTCCTTTGACAATAAATGCAGAGTTTAAAAGAACAACTCCAACACGGCGGAGGAGTAAGCTTAAGCTTTTCAGGAAATTTCTACAATGGCTATTTTGATACAGCTAAAACTAAATTTAATACACTAGGAATTAAATGGAGATATAGAGAAGCAGGCTCTTCAACTTGGTCAGCTTGGACAAGTTTAGTTTTAAATACTGGTTTTAAATATGGCACAGGAAACACATATTTTAGTGGCAACGGTACATCTTCACAAGGAATTTCACTTGGAACTGGATTTAACTACAAAAAGAACTATGTTTTTGAATTATGTTATAACGATAAATTATCAAGTGTAACTTATTCTCAAACTGTCAAAGAAGGAGAACCTTGCTTTGACTACGGGAAAGATAAAGATGGAAACAATTATTTAAATGTAAATGGGAAAATTTATAGCAACAATGATGTTATTTCAAAAATAGAAGTAAAATCAAACACAGAAATTGCAACAAATGAATATGTAGATGGAAAAAGAGTTTATACAAAACAAATCGAATTTACAGATGTTTTAAATGCGGGTCAATCTATAACTAAGTCTTTAAATCTCCCTGAGGCTAGTAGAATTTGGATAGATACGGCAAACTCTTATTTTATAAATTTAAGTGGTGGTAGGACAGTTCCTATTCCGTGCACCTGCTATGAAGGAAATTTTAATGATAGGGTTGGAATACAAATTTCTTGGGGAGCTATTGTTTTATACGCTGATACTGGTTGGAATGAGAATTGGACAAAAGTAATTAGATTGAAGTATATAAAGTAAGTGGGGTGAGAAGAGTTG